TAGGTGACAACTCCGATCATGTGATGCAATGGTACAAGCATAGAGAGAAAGCAGACTTAACATTGTCCAAGGAAGAACGAGAAGCACTAACTTTTCAAATATTAAAAAGTGAGACATGGTAGTGGACTTTACAATTGACCCAGAGTATATGACTAGTGTGACTATTCACAAAGAATGGAATTCTTATACGAATAATGGTCGTGAACCAACTAATGATGAACTGCTATTAATCCTACAAGGTAAAGGTAAGTGTAGTACTACAAGTTCAGAAGATCATCCAGAGTTTGCTCGGTTACGTGAACACTTAGGTGAGTTAGGTTACATTAAGATTCAACGTGGTCAGTGGAATGGAGATAGGGTTCTAAAGCCATTTAAACTTAACGGATTAAAGTTTAAGGTAGGAGCACAATTTAGCTGTAGTAGTGCAATGGGCACACACTTTGCTGTTCGTGCCAAACACCCAGAATTATATAAGGATGAAGAAGATGATGAAACCATGGATTGAAAATATTAGTCTTGATGATGTACGCAAAGGATATCACTACGACCCAGGTTTCAACAGTATGCTAATTCAAATTGTAGATCCTGGTACCGAATTTCCAACACCTAAATATGACTTCCGCACTGTACGTCAGTTTTACTTCTTAGATGTAGAAGAAAGCGACAGCGAAAAGTTTTACTATGCAGCGGCAATTACCAACGCTGATGCTAAGGGTATTGCTGAAGCATTAAAAGAAGCATGGGAACAAGGCATGAATGTAGTAGTACACTGCCATATGGGTGTGGCACGTAGTGGTGCAGTGGCAGAAGTAGGCCATATGATTGGATTTAGAGATACGGAGAAATTCCGTATCCCAAATCTAATGGTCAAACATAAACTAATGTATTACTTGGATTTAGTCTAGTAGTAAATACAATATAAGGGCAGTATATGAAAAAACTGAATTTCGATGAAGTACGTGATTTTATCAATGCACAAAGTACAGAAACAAAAATCTACATTGGTGGCGACAGTACACGGTTCCGTAAAAACGGGCAGTGGCATGCTGAATACACGTTAGCAGTTGTTGTACACATTGACGGCAAACACGGCTGTAAGATATTTGGTGAAAGTTCAACAGAAGTAGACTACGACCAAAAACGTAATCGTCCTAGTATGCGTCTAATGAATGAAGTTTACAAAATTTCAGAACTGTACTTGAAACTACACGAAGTATTAGAAGGGCGCGATGTTGCTGTACATCTAGACATCAACCCAAACGAAGCTCACGGTTCAAGCTGTGTAGTTCAACAGGCCATTGGTTATATTCGCGGAACATGCAATGTTATCCCAATGGTTAAACCAAACGCATGGGCCGCAAGTTACGCGGCTGATAGATTGCATCACGTATTAGCCGCATAAAGTAGTTGACACAGCTTTCGGGCTGTGTTATAATAGTTACATGAATTAGGAGAGCTGGCCGAGTGGTCGAAGGCACTTCCCTGCTAAGGAAGCATACGGGCTTAAATCTGTATCGAGGGTTCGAATCCCTCGCTCTCCGCCAAATTTATGGGCCTTTAGCTCAGTTGGTCAGAGCGTCCGACTCATAATCGGCAGGTCACTGGTTCAAGTCCAGTAAGGCCCACCAAGCATCCGGTGTTAGTTAAATGGATATAACAGGGGATTTCTACTCCCTAGTTGGGGGTTCGATTCCCTCACGCCGGACCAAACTTAATAAGGAAATATAATGTCACTATCACACAGTCATAATGCAGAAGCAACACTAACAGACACAGAAAATCGAACAATAAAAAAACGAGAAGCACAAGAAGTTAGCAACAACGCTATGGCAGAATTTCTAGCTAAAGGCGGAAAAATACAACAAATTGGGAGAGGGGTTAGCAGTCAATCAGATGGGTCATCTCACTCAGCGTGGGGAGCTCCACGAAAAGCAGGTCGACCACCAGCAGATGCTATAGCTTCTATCGCAGACATTAACAAATAATAAAAATTAAATAACAGCTTAGTTAAAAGGTAATAATATATGAAATTTACTCAAGCAGAAATCATTGAACTTGCTAAGGAAGTGGAAATTAGCGATGAAATTGACTGGGATGATTTGCCCTTAGATAAAGATCGCATATACCAAATCATTGGTAGCCAATCATACGAGCTTTATGAAGAATATGCCAAATCAGAAAATGGTGAAGCTATACTCATAGCTACTGTTATTAAACTATTAATTGAAAACTTTGTATTAAACCTGCGGGTTAATAGTAGGTGAATATTTTGGTGTCATTAAATCGTCGGTACATCCTCGACATCGTTCTTGCTTACATACTGTGCCATTTAATAATTCAAATGAATCAGTAGTTCCGAGATAATCATTTTTACATTCACCACTAAAGATATTTAAATCTTTGTCTATCCGCAATCTGGTAGTACCAGCTTCGCAAATCCAACCTTTCCAGTTGTCAAGATCATTGTTGGTTAACCAATTGGCATAGATTAAATATTCTTCGCCAGTTTCTGTAGTTACACGACAATTATAATTTTTATGATTTTCTAACATATTAAAATATTTTATTTACACTGTGACTTATATTATTAGTTTCTAAAATAACTTTGTATCTTTTAATGGCTTCTTGATTCCACGCTTCATCCATTATATTAACATGAAAACTTTTTTCAGGCCGTATCATCAATTTGTTTAATTGTATAGCTTTATTAAAAAACTCATCTTCGACCATAAATTCGCTGTGGGTACTAAAACTAATAGCATTAACAACCTTTGACAGTTTTGTATAGTAATTTGAACCAGCACTACCATTAGTGGTCATAACTATCATTGCAATATCACTAAATTCAGAACGCAACCATTCCAAAAACGGCAAGAAGTTTTTATTAGCAGTAACTTCCCCGCCTGTAAAACTAATTTTATACTCTAGACCTAAATGCTGTGTTTTAACACGTATATTATTCCAGGCAGTTTTGAGTGTAGCTAAATCATGCGGCTTGCTAGTAGTGTCGTGCCATTCCGGCAAGCAATAACTACAGTCATAATTACAGAAAGATCCTAGCATCCATGTAATGCTATAATATTTTGGAACGGGTTCAATTTTGATAATTTTATTGGACATTAGACAAATATTTATATGTTGACAACCAACAGTAAAAATAATATAATGTAAATACTATTATAAAGATGGAAAGGTTAGTTAGAAAACCCAAGGAAACTCTATGAAAAATAAAATTAAAAAAATATTAGTAAGCCCATGGACTGCACTTATTACGCTGGCTATCATTATCACAGTAATTACATCAGGTCCAACCTTTGTGGAGTCAGTTAGGCTCAGATACTTCGACACACTCATTTCCAGTAAGGCTCCTACAGAAAATAATATCTATACTGTAAACATAGATGAAGCAACATTAGACAAGTACGGTCAATGGCCATTTAAGCGTGACAAATACGCAGACCTAATCGATGATTTATACAAACACGGTGCTGGCTTAGTTGTTTGGACTGTTATGATGCCAGAAGTAGATCGCCAAGGCGGTGATGCAGCACTGATGTTAGAGTTAGAAGATCATCCAGTTATCCTTACTAACATGCCAAGTCAAGTAACTAAAAACATTCCACGCAAGCCAGGTAGTGCTGTTATTGGTGCAGAGTACAGCAACACAATTATTCAATATCCGGGTATTATTGCTAATATTAAAGAGTTAGAAAACAATGCCGCAGGTGTTGGTATTGCCAACACATTTCCAGAAGTAGATGGTGTTAACCGTCGCTTGCCTTTATTCGTTGGTTACAATCAAGAAGTATATCCAAGTATTCCTTTAGAAGTTCTACGTGTAGTATCACAAGACACGACATTCCAAGTTAAGTTAAACGAGAATGGTGTTGAAAAGATGCGTATACCTAGTTTCCGTCCTATCAGTACAGACAGCTTGGGTCGTATTTGGGTAGACTGGAGTCAAAAGTCAACACAGGTATCAGCAGTTAACTTACCCAAAGACTTTGGTGGTGCTGTGGTTATTGTAGGACTTAGTGCCGCAGGGTTAGCTAATCCTGTGCCAACTTCAATCGGTAGCGTATGGCCACAAGACATGCAGGCCGCTGTTATTGGTACCTTAGCCAACAATGTAAACATTGAACGACCTGATTGGGCACCTGGCGCTGAACTGTTAGCTCTTATTGTTATTTCACTTATTATTCTAGTGTTAAGCCGTTGGGTATATGTCGGACTTGGAGTGGGCGTTGTATTACTAGCCGGTATTACTCCCTTAACTATGTATGCGTTTGCCAACTACAGTTTTTTGTTTGATGCTATTGTGCCAACAGCAGGCGGTGTACTGGTTATGCTACACGCTTATGGTGTTAAGTTCATCAGCGAATTTCTACAGAAACAACAGATCAAGAAACAGTTTGGTAGTTACGTTAATCCTACTATTGTTGAACGCTTACAAAAGAATCCAGAGCTGATCAAGTTGGGTGGCGAACGTAAAGAACTATCAATTGTTATGACTGACCTACGTGGCTTTACTACACTTGGCGAATCGTTTGGCGATGATGTAGAAGGACTTACACAGATCATGAACGATTACATGACAGCATTAAGTATTCCTGTGCTTAAGAATGATGGTACTTTAATTAAGTTTATCGGTGATGCGTCACTACACGTACACGGTGCTCCGTTAGACGATGCTAACCATGCTAAGACTGCTGTGCAAACAGCATTAGAAATGATCAAAGCCATTGAAGATTTTAACGTAGAACTTACTGCCAGTGGTCGTCCACCAGTGGGCATGGGCGCAGGTGTTAATACAGGTGAAACCTTAATTGGTAACATTGGTGCTAAGAGCAAGTTTGGCTATGACGTATTAGGTGACAGTGTAAGTACTGCGGCACGTTTAGAAGGACAGACTAAGTCATATGGTGTGTTACTAATCATTGGTCCTAAGACTGCTGAATACTGTAAAGATGACTTCCCTGTAGTATGGCTAGACAATATTGCTGTCAAAGGTAAAACAATTGGATTAGACATTTATACAGTTGGTAATACCGTAGCTTATATGCACGAAGAATATAAGAAAGAATACCTACGTGGCGATTGGAAGGCTGCAATTAAGTGGGCTAAGAAAATGGTTAACGACGATAATGTTGACATCAAACATTACTATGAGCTTATGATTGAACGCATGGAACAGGGTGTTCCTGCTAACTGGTCGGGTACATATCATGCTACGAGCAAGTAGTTTCATCTTACTGCTATTATTCTGCACCGCAGTAGTAGCAAAGTCTATTACCGCCAAAAGTTTCTTAGTAACAGATAATACAGGCGAAGTGATATTAGAAAAGAATGCCGATCATGTACAACCTATTGCCAGCATTACTAAACTAATGACAGTAATGGTAGTGCTAGATGCCAACCAACGGTTAGATGAAATGATCACACTTGATCGTAGATTGGTTAGCAAGTATCATACTCGACTACCTCGTAGTGTTAAACAGCTGACTCGCGGTGAATTAATTGATCTTGCTATTGTTAAGAGTGATAACTTTGCCGCATACACGTTAGGCGCAAATTATCCAGGTGGGATAGCTCGTTGTATAGCCGAAATGAATCATATTGCGTTTGTGCTAGGTATGTCAAGTACTACATTTGCTGATCCAACTGGACTAGATGCAAATAATGTCAGTAATGCCCGTGACCTAAGTAAATTAGTTCTAGCCGCAAACGAATATACAGAAATTACTGAAGCTAGCGGTAAACCTCAAGTAAGTATTAAAGTTAAACGTCGTTGGTGGCAATTTGGTAACACTAATCCAATGGTTAGAAATAGCAATGATGTACGAGTAAGTAAAACAGGTTATATAAATGAAAGTGGCGGTTGTGTGGTTATGCTACTTGATACTGAATTAGGACAACGTGTGATTGTTTTGCTGGGTAGTAAAAATACTCGTACTAGATTTCCAGAAGCAGAAAGAATCGCTGTTACAGTAAGCCACAGCGATGTTGATGTTGATTAGTCGCTACCACTACTAGCGGCATTGTCGTCTTCTGATTTGGCTTTCTTATGTTTGCTTAAATCGTTAATTTCTTTTTCAGCTTCTACACGCTCATACTCAATAGTTTTACCACGTAGATGTAGGACTGTGTTAACTTTTTGATTTAACCGTATAAGATCATTGTCTAACATACGTATGCGATCAATTAGTGCAATAAGCACAGTATTTGCGTCACTAATGACTGGTTTTACCTCTTTTGTAGCCCATTCCCACACGTATTTGATGATGAATCCCATGCCCACTGCCATAACAATGGGAAAGCCATATTTGTTTACTAAATCTACTACATCCATAATAAAATCCCTTGTAACATTAAGAATATGCCAGTGCCTGCTAGAACAAAACTACCCCAGAACAAGGCCATACTAACACTTAATATACTAGCTGACAGCAATACAATGCTTAGTTGATACGCTGTTGATGCATAGCCTACCCAAGGCAATTGTTGTTTATAATGATCACGATCTGCTTCTAATGCTTTAGCCTGTTTGAATAGTGTTGGTTTACCTTCTTCGCCTAGTTCATAACTTGCAGCTTTATCGGTAAACTTCTTAGCTTTAGTAGGATCTGTAATTTGCTGTGCGGCTAATTCGTATTGTGTTTGTTTAATACTTTTAGCTTGGTAAAAAGCCCAGATATCATTGGCCTGAATAGTGTTGTTCATTACTTTACTGTTTAAACTACCCTGAAACCACATATTAAATGCTAGTAGTGCCGCAAAGATGTTAATTACTAGACCAGCTTTTGATTTAATTAGTTTTTCTGTAGCTGACACATCCTCTTCAACTCCGTCTTTCTTTTGACGTGTTACCATTTTAATTACTGTATCGTGTAATGCCATTATCCATTATCTCCATCTGCCCAACGTCTTAGGTTAGCCGCATACCGGGTGATACTATGGTTAACGAAGAAGTTGATATTTTTCTTTTTAAGTCCTACTACGAATCCACGCCATACATCTTTAGTCACTTGCCAGAATGTTAAAGCACGTAAGTGACCATAGTGATTCATATAGTACATACCACCAAAATGATGGAATGGCCACAAAGGAACACGTGCTACGATATCTGCATTGTTTACAAAACGAAAATGTAGTACCCCAGTTGCCTCAATTCCTTTGATATACGTCTTGTTGCCCACCCGTGGACTACCGTAGGTAAACACTGCCTGTGGGTTAGGGCAGTCTTCTGTGCGCTGTAAGCGATATGCTACAATCGTAGCCATGGCTGCACCTAAGCTGTGCCCTGTACACCACACAGTACGAGTTTTTCCATAATCGTTAGCAAGTTCTTCTATGTCATGCCAGATGTTATCTACACTTGATTTAAATCCTAAGTGGTTTTTACCAACACCTGTTGAACTCTTAACTGGGATAGCTGCTAGGTCTGCCGCAATATCAGCAAACTCAGTTGGTTCAGTACCGCGGCAGGCAATGACTAAATCATCATCATTCTTGAGCCAATACGCCTGGCTACCATCGCGATCAATAAATGTAGCATCAAACCCTAATTCAGCAAAAGCGTTAACTCCGTCTCTAGGATCTAAATAAGCAATCTCGCTAATTTTAGCAAACAACCAAGCCTGTTCTGGAAACGGGCGCATGTTTATTGCAGACATAATACTACTCCTATAAGTATTCCAAAAAATACACCAACGGCAAAGGATTTGAACATATCTATGTCATCCCATACTGCTTGCTTCTTAAGCCATGCTTTTGTATGTGCTGGTAAGCTGTCGTGCCATCGTTCTAATTTGGTAGGTTCAAACATTAATCTCTCCTTGCGTCATTCTTACCGTCGGCTCTGGCTATACGGTCTGTGTCTGGTTTTAAGCCTAAGGCATTACTAACGATAGTATCAATACGGATAACATCGTGATTCATTGTTTTAACACGATTGTCTAATGCTGTGATGATACCGGCCATGCCTTTGATACTGCCTAGCACGCCCTGCAATAGTAGTTTGATTGTTAGATAAACGAAATAGCCACCAGCTAAGGCAACCGCAATAGGGAAACCTAAATCCCCTATGAGTTTGAATATATCACCCATGTCTTGCTCCTTGAAATACTTCTTTTTATTATAAAAGTATTTATTGGATTTTGGGTTTTAATTGGTTAGTACATGATGTATAGAAGTATAATCT